AAGAAAAGCATCTGGAAGTTATAACACAAGCACTGGAGCATATACGACAAGCGATACTACTTTTGCTGATATAAAAGCACCAGTGGAATTTATTATTTCTACTGAAGATGATGGTAGGGAAAGAAGAGAAGCAAAGGTTTATATTACACCTGATTTAATAGGAGATAATCAACCTAGTTTTGATGATGAAGTTACATTAACTTATGCAGGATCTACAAGGGTTGCACAAATAACTAATATAGATACAAGACAGGGTGGACAGACTTATCTGTTTACATTATTAGTGAGGTTCTGATGGTTACATCAAGAAATATAAATAATATAATTCCAGATTTAGAAGATAATTTAGAAAGGGATCTAAATAAGTTAGTGACAGCAATAATAGCTGATTTATCTACAGAGGAAAATAGTCCAGTTGATACAGGTTTCTTTGCTTCTAGTTGGACTGCTGGAACACAAAGACCAAGACCTGACGAGGCCAGAGAATCAGTTGCTCCGTGGAGTAATATTAAACCAACAAGAAGAGGTGCTAGATCACCTCAAGCAAAAGTAGAACCTAGATTCATTAACTCAATACCTAAATTTAAACCTTTCTCTAAAGTATTTATTGGTAATAGATCGCAATATGCAGCTAGAGCTTTGGCTTCTCCAAGAAGTAAAATACCTCAGTATGTGCAAGGTGATTTAAGAAATCTAATAAATCAAATATTTACAGATAAACCAAAACTAGGTATTGCTGCATTTGGTACTGGTGTTAGAGGCAAATCTAAAAATGTTAGGTTTACAGGTGGTGGTATTGGTGCATTTAGTGATCCTAGTTCTGTATTCGTTGATTACGAAACTCCATGACTTTAGTAAACACAAGAGCAGCTTTTGAAAAAGCAGTAACAGATGCAGTCGCAGCAGCAGATAATACTGTTGAGATGATCTATGACAACATGGTTTATAAAACACCTGGTAAAACAAAGAAATATATAATCATGTCAGTAGATTTTGCACAGGCTACAACTCAAACTCAAGGTGCTTCACAAGATTTTTATTCTGGTGTTATTCAATGTAATATTTATGTTCCAAGAGGTAAAGGGCCAGCTACTTTATCTTCATTGGGAGAAGCCGTTATAGATGGTCTTACTTCTGTTAATGCTTCTAATTACACTGATACATTCAGTTGTGCTCCAAGAGTATTAGATGTTGTTGGTCCTGCTCCTATAGAACTAGATGACAGTTCACACTTTTTAGGTTTAATATCTTGCCAATTCACAGCAAATGCCTAGTATACTAATATCAGTTATATATTAAAATGACACGAGCTGTAGACCTTCTCAAAAACAAGTTTGGAGTTTCACAACTTTACAAGCATGATGTAAAACAAGATGATGAAATTATTCTCACTGTTTACTGGCATCCTTTGACTATTGCAGAAAGAGAAGCAATACAGAAAAAATCAAACTCTGATGATGTTAATGACTATGCGTTGCAGATGATGATAGAAAAATCATTAGATAAAGATGGTGCAAGGTTATTTCAAGATGGAGATAAGGCTTCATTAAGAAGAGAAGTTGAAGCATCTGTCCTTGAACAAATACAGTTAGCGATGGTTAATGCTGGTGCTGACAAGGGGGTTGAAGAGGCTAAAGCCGATTTAAAAAGCTAATAAAGATTGGAAGTTTATATTTTCATTAGCAAAGATGTTACATAAAACTGTTGCTGAATTATGTGATACTTTGACTATTGAAG